ACTACATGCCCTCTGGCAATCTTCCCGTTTTCAGCGGTACTGTCGATCTCACCCCCGACATTCTGAATGCAGCCAAAAAGGCTGGTCCCAATGCACAAGGAAACTACAGCTTCCGCGTGGCACTGTGGAACAACGACAAGCGTGATAAGGACACTGCCCCTCATTTCAAAGGGCAAGTGACTGTCAACAAGATGGAGAATAGCCCTAAGGCTTATTCTTCCTTCTGGCAAAACGGCGAAGCCGCAATGGCTTCATCTTCGTCTAGCGACGATTTGTTCTGACGCCTTCTTCCATCGTTGTTTCTTGGGGGCGGCAACGCCCCTTTTCTTTCATGCTTCTCAACGACAAGCAAATTAGCATTCTCGCTGAAAACGACATCATCTTTCCTTTCACTGGAGAGAAGCGTCGTGAACTAGACAATGGTACGAAAGCATTGTCTTATGGCCTGTCTCATGCTGGCTATGACCTGCGCCTTTCTCCTGAAGGCTTCATGGTCATTGATAACAGCGTGAGCAAAGACTTTCCTCTTGACGTGAAGAGCTTTGATACGGAGCTAATGGAAGAGCAGCAGCCTCGTCAAGAAAATGGCAGCACGTTCTTTGTACTTCCTCCGTTTTCATACGCTCTTGGCGTTAGCCTTGAACGCATCTCGATGCCTAACAATGTGATGGGCATTACGGATGGGAAGTCAACGTATGCTCGTCAAGGCACAATCATTAACGTTACGCCAATTGAGCCTGGCTGGTCTGGCTATCTCACTATTTGTATTGTCAATCCCTTGGCTTTTCCAGCAAGGATCTACGCTAATGAGGGGATAGTGCAAATCACTTTCTACCAGCTTGACAGTGACGTGGCCAATGCTTACGGCGATGGCAAGTACCAAGATCAAGGAGCTAAAGTGGCCTTTGCTGCTGTATAGCTTGTGAGTGCTCTCGAAGATCAGTTTCTCGGGCTTTGGCAAGCTCACTACCCCGACCTTTCATTGATTCGGGAATTCAGCGACGTTGAAGCTTGGGAAACTGATTTTCAGGAGCGCTATGCCAAAAGCAAACGCTCAAAACGTTACAGGGCAGATTTTGCACATCTTCCTTCTCGCTCTCTCATTGAAATACAAGGCGGCACTTTTAATCGTGGCCGTCATGTTACTGGCTCTGGCTACGAACGAGACGCCCGAAAGTTTAACTTAGCCATGCTTTGTGGCTGGAAAGTATTTTTGCTTACTTCCCAAACGGCCAAAGAAATCGCCTGGCTTGAGAAGATTGCTGCTGTTCTGCGAATGTCTTGATGGCTTCACCAGCTTCGCCAAGCAAAGCGTCTGCTGCTTCTAAGTCCATTTGCTGAATCTGCATGGCTTGACGCAGTTCAAGGTTTTCCTTAACAAGCGAAGCAGTGGCATCTTGCATGTTGCTCCAGCCCTGCATCATATTCCATGCCACCTCCTTGAGCTTATCAATGTCGTTGCATTCTTCCAATGCCTTCTTATTGGCGACAAGGGCAAAGTCCCTTTCCATGCTCCGTTCAAAAGGCCCCATCTCAGCAATGTAGTCGCGTCCGTTGTAGCTTAATGCTACTGGAATGGAAAACATTCTTGACATAGGGCTCCCGTCGTTTGCTTTAGCCTAGCGATGCAGAGAAATGGCAAGCAGTTTGTTTACGCAGTGGACGATGGAAGGAAAGCCGAAAAGCTTGGTACGGCTTCCTTCAGAGCCCTCCCGAAAACGCCAGTGTCCCACACTTGGGAAGTTGGGCAAACCGTCGTGTATGTGCAGCCCACTGCTGCGGGATGGATGCCCACAAGCCTCTTGGGCACCATTGCTGCCATCGTGAAAGACGGAAGACAAAGCAAAGCTCGCATTATTTGGCACGCTGAAACGAAGCTGGCGCCTATTATTGGCTTCCAGAGGCTCCGCCCTTTTCTGTTGGTTCATGACTTCCTCGCTCTCTCAAGCCATTGATCCCCTCTGTGACGGTATTAGCTTTGTCAGGCTCATTGATTGGATGGGAACTTCGCTTGACATCGTTTGTGATGCGCGGCAAAGTTTCGATCAAGCCTCTCTTGAATGGACTGATAAAGATCAGAAGCTTCTTAACTATTTGGTGAAGCATCAGCACACTAGCCCCTTCAGGGGCGTTGTCACGAAATGGCAAGTGAAAGCTCCGCTGTTTATTGCTCGTCAATGGTGGAAGCATGTTATTGGTGGCACCTATGCCAATGATCAACTTGGCTGGAACGAAAAAAGCTTTCGCTATTGCGAAGCAGACGACGACACGTATTACATGCCTCGTGAATTTAGGCAGCAAAGCACCAGCAATAAACAGGCTTCTGCTGGCCCTCTGGAGCTGTCTATGAATCAAATGGCGATGATCGAATATGCCAAGGCATTAGAGCAGGCTAAGCAGGCTTACAGGGCGCTCCTGACGCTAGGCGTGAGCAAAGAACAGGCTCGTGGAATCATGCCAATGAGCACCTACACAAGCTTCACTTGGACCTGTAGCTTGCAAGCCCTTCTGCATTTTCTCTCATTGCGCGACAAGCCTGATGCGCAAGGTGAAATCCAATGCTACGCTCAAGCGCTGGCCACATTGGCCCGCCCTCTCTTTAAAGAAGCCTTCCAAGCATTCGAGGAAAATGGCAATGCCTTTTGAACAAGCCCCTGAAGCTTTCCATCCAGTGGAGCGCCCCATTCATTACGCCAGCGGTGGCTTAGAAGCTATCGAGGCAATGGAAGCAAGTATGACGCCCGAAGCTTTTCGCGGCTTCCTGAAAGGCAACATTCTGAAATACGTTTGGCGCTATGAGCAGAAAAATGGCCTAGAAGATTTAGAAAAAGCCAAGTGGTATCTTGGTCAGCTCATCTTCGCTCTTGAAACTGATCAAGAGCGTGAAGCTCTAGCTGCCATTGAAAACAATGTTGACAATGGTTGCAAAGATGGCTTCTGTCCAATGCCAGGCATTCGTTACGATCTCCCTGGTAAACAAGTGCTATTTGATCCCGTCCCAGTAGATAAAGCCTAAGCTGCCTGCCATTCTGTATAACAAAAGCCCCCAGAAATGGGGGCTTCTTCTTTTGACGGTGGAATGTAATAATCACGCTCCTCCGCAAATGCTTCAATATCCTGCAAGGAAGTGTGGGCGCTAACAAAACTATTGTGATGCACCCACGCCAAAAGAATTTCTTCCCGCTTCTCAGTCCAGAAGCGCTGTGGGCGCCACCATTCAAAAATAGGCTCAGCTCCTTTTAGTAAATTACATGCTTGACAACTTGGCACTAAGTTATATTTTGCGAAATGAGGCCCGCCCTTGCTCTTTGGCACAATGTGATCAATAGTCAGCTTTTGATCCCATCGCCCGCAATATGCACAGGCGCATTGCCCGAGCGGTCCTCGCAAGGGATAATCCTCGAAAATGCTCTTACGGAATCTTCTTCTAGCGTCTCCAGGGCGAAGTTCAATGAGAGAGTAAAGCAGCTCATCGGGACCATTCGCTCTTGGCATGGCACTATTTACTTTTTCTGCAAACAATCTAACGGGCAACAAGCAAATAATGCGTTTTAGCTAATATAAAAATTGCAGGGAATCCCCATGGAACCATTCAAGCAAGGCATGGCCAATTTTGTGGCCACTATCACGGCTGGCATGCTTCTTTCCACGGGAGCCATGCTTATTACTGTCGGCAATCAACAGGCCAAAGTGGCAGTGCAAATTGAAAGCATTACGGAAAAACTTAGCGCTCTAACGGACAAAATGAGCGATATTGAAACAAGAGTGCGCAGCCTTGAGATTAAACGCTAGGCTTTAGGAACTCCCCTTTCCCATCTTTTAGGAGAATCATCATGACTGGCGTCGAATGGTTCGTTGTTGGTGGCATCATTGTTGCTGCTCTTGATCAAATTATTGAGCGCACTCCCTACAAAGAAAACAATATTCTGCAACTGCTTCTGACTGGTCTTAAGGCTATCTTCCGCGTGAAGGACTGAAGCCATGTGGGCTTCTAATAGAGCATTCTGGGATGAATGCTTTGCAATTGCCCGTAAATGTGGTGCTCGCTATCCAGAACTTGTTGCTGCACAATGCTGCCTAGAAAGTGGCTTTGGAAAGCACACCTCTGGGAAAAATAATTTTTTAGGACTAAAGGGTGCGGGCACCACCACTTCCACTCAAGAATTTTACGATGGTCAATGGGTGACAATCAAAGCAGGCTTTATTGACTTTCCCAGTCTTGCCGCTTGCATTGAATATCTTGTTGCGCGTTGGTATAAGGATTATCGTCAATTCAAGGGCGTAAATAATGCGCCTAATCGTTATGCAGCGGCACGCATGCTGAAAGAGCAAAGCTATGCCACTGATCCAGAATATCCTGCAAAGCTTTCAAAGCTTATGAAGGAATACGCTCCAGAAACTACGCAATTTACTATGATTGGTCCCAAGAAGCGTCCTCAAGATTTTGGCTTTAAGCCTGGTGATTCGCATTTAATTGTGAACGATGCAGTGGAAACCATGAAAGCTTTTTCTTATGAAGGAAAGCTGCTGTGGGAAATTCCCTGCCTTGCTCGCGGGCAATATAGTGACTTTGAATGGAAAATTACAAACTCTGACACGCCCGTGGGGGTATACGTGTTCGGAGAGGTATATAAAGACTACGAGCGTGTAGGCGATAAGCCTGCATATGATCGCACTCTAATGGCGTATGGCTGGTACACCTTCGACATGATTGACTTGGAGGGTCAAGAGCGGAATAATGGTAGAGCTGGTATCGCGTGTCATGGCGGTGGTAGCGCTAATGGCTGGCCAGGTGCATGGGCACCTAATCAGCCCCTAGTTCCTACACATGGATGTATTCGCCTGAAAAATGTTGACCTTCGTGACAAAATTCTTCCTCTTTACAAGAAAGGTAAAATATTTTGTTCGGTTTTCCAGGAAGGCTAATCAACGTGTTTCCATATTTTGCGCAAACGAACAGCGCTAATAACTGCTTGGCTTACTCCGTAGATCTTCGCTAAATCAACCTGCCTTTCATTGCTTGCACGTATGCATAGCACATCGACTTCAGTAAGTTTACTGGCAGGGTTCGCCGTGCCGCAAAGTAAGGTTCCATGCTTGACTTTATCTGCTTCGTTTTCTGCTTTAGTGCCCCATGCCAAATTATCAAGCCTATTATTGCTAGGATCGCCATCTAAATGTCTAGCTTCGCAATTGTCTGGCCGTGGCCCGACAAAAGCCTCCAAGACTAGCCGATGAACAAGATGTTGCTTGTCCGGATTGCGCAAAAGAACTTTCTTGTATTTTCTGCTTTTTCCCGATGGTGATGGAGTGAAATAGCGAACTCCAGTTCTCCTGCGACCAGAATTAGCTCGGACCCATCGGTCTAAACTTCGCACCCGACCAAGATTGCTTACCTCGTAAACCCCTTCGTATCCAACGACGGGGCGCCATTCTTCTATCATGAACATGATGCCTACCTCCTTTAGGTGTCCGTGGGCAGGGAATTGCACTTCCGCTGCCCTTTAATCTTAGACGATACTGAAGAAAATATGACTCGCGAAAGTTGGTTTAATGCTCTCTGTTACGAAGCAGGACTTTGGGCCGTCTCACGATGGCCCTCTCTTGCTTTTAATCCATGGTTCAAACTGCTCATGGAACATTGTCGTCCAGACTGGACAGAATGGAAAACTAAAATCGCCATGGAAGCCATTGATAAACAAACTGCTTCTCTCGTGGAACAATGGGAGAAAGAAGAGAAGGAAAATAAAGCCAATGCTCTCGCATGGGAAGCTCATAAGCTTTTTCCTGAAGCCAAAATCACTCCCCTTCCCAATGCCATTACTCCGTCTGTTCTTATTGAAACAGCCCCACCAGCAAACGCTAGTGAGGCTGTAAAGGCACTAGGGGGAGAGTTGAGGATTACGTACCAGCTCCCCAGTTCAGAAGCGCCCTGAGGCGCTTCCACTTAGCTAGTTCCTTCTCGTGATAGTTTTCCCAGCTAGCAATGGCTTCGCTGAGCCCTTTAATGGCAACAGCGGGATCATCATCAGTGAGAAGCTCCTGAAGAGCGTCTGAGATGTGATCCACTTGCTGCTGATGCCACTGGTCCTTAAACGCATCCATAAAAAGAGGGCGTGAGCCCTTAGTTTAGCTGGTCACACTACTTCCACCCAGCCAATCATGCCTAAAGCTTTAGCGTTCACGTCAGTGTCCACGGTAAGAATCAACGTGTCGCTAACGCCAGAGGCATTTTGCCCCAGCGCTAAGCGAATGGCTTCTGCCACTGCATAGTTATTAGCACTGCCCTGACTGACAAAACCAGAATCAATCACAGTGCCCCCCGTAGCAGTGCCGCTTGTCGTCACTTCTACATTGCCCCTACCATTGCTGGCTGCGCTCCAAGTAACGCCAGAAAGCGTAGGGTTTAACCGTAGTCGCCACAACACTACGTCACTAGATCCAGTAGTTGTAGAAATCCTCACGGGAAGAATGACATTACCAGTGCGACCACTGGCCATACGAATGCCAGCAGTAATGCGTTCTCCAGAAGTGTTGGGTACTGTTGAAAGACTATGCGACACTGAATAAATGGCACCATCTGGCTCGTAGCCGCCTTCGCTCAACAAGCTACAACAAACATGCTTCATTGTCGCTGAAGACGTTTGAGCACTGGCATTATGAATGCGATAGGACAATGGCAGGATAGCTGTTGTCATATAGACGCTATCCAATGCATTGAAATGTTCAAACTCATGGCAATAAACTATTTCTCCGTCAATAACAAAGCCACACCTAACACGTCCCACTCCTAACCATTCCAAATCGGCAGTAAAGATTTGCGCCTTGGCAAAATCAAGAGAAGAAAGCGTGTCGATGTTCCAATCGCTTTGATTTACCACGTCTTCATTAATAGTGCCAGATGCATAACTTCTGACAACGAATTGCACCGTGGCACCACTGGCGCGTAGCATCACGCCATTTTGATCATTAAAAATCCCCACTTCTTGAATGAGACCAGAAGCAAGAGGAGCACCAACAAAGCTTTGCAAAAGCATCATGCTTTTACCTGCCTGATACGGGAAGTTCTGTTTAGTACGACGAAGAACAGTATCTCCCGATGCAGTGGTGGTGCTCATTGCCACACTGCTTTGATGCGTTAAAAACGTAGAAGTGCCACTACCAACAATGCTGTCAAACCATTGATCAGGACGTTTGTCATAGCGCATTGTGCTATCAAAAAGCGTATAGGGAGCACTCGTGCGCTGTCTGCCGAAGGCATCTACGCTGCCACTATCGGGGCCTTTTTGTAAAATCTTTCCTCGATAATCTGCCTCAATATGAGTTTCAAACTGTTCACCGCCTCTAATTACTTGTCCCATGAGAATAATGTCTTTCTTTTATTGTACGCGCAAAAAGAAAGGGCCTTTCGGCCCTTTGCTTATTTGCCCTGTCCTTTGCGCAATTTCCTGCCGTGACTAGCTTTGCTGTTTTTGCCGTTGCCCTGGCGAGTCATTTTAGGTTTACCAGGCGTAAAGAGCTTTTGTCCGCTAATGCCTACTTTGCTTCGGGCTGCCATGGAGAAAAGACGAAAACAGAAGTTTAGCTAGCCCAGGGCAGGCCAGTGCCTTTAGTGGGGGCAGCTTGCTCATCAATTTGAGCTTGGAGGGCAGCTTCAATTTCAGCCACTTTCTCCTCGCCAAATTTATCAAGCAGCCAGCCCACTACAATTTCTTCCGTGAGATCAGCAAACGGAATGGCTTCATCTTCCTCTGGCGCCTCAAGACCAAGAGAGCCGTACGCCGAGGCACGATAAGTGCCATCGAAGGCTTCAATCGTATAATGCAAAGTGTAGACAATGCCGTTGGAAAGCTGACGCTCAAGCTGAGCAATCTTCCATTCGTAAGTAGTAGCCATGATTAATCAAGATGGTCTTAGTTAGTTTAAGAGGGGATCACAGCACTGGCATCTCGTATTCTTTTGTTGTATTGCAATAGTGTTTAAAGATGATTTCACTTGTGTTGCCTGCCCATGCTGCAACTTGCGGCACTGGAATGCCAGCCTCCACCCAACGACTAATGGCAGTATGGCGGCAATCATACGGGCGATACAAATGGGAAATGATTTCAGCTTCATGCAAAGGCATTAGCTTTTTCCTGAAATAACTCTGAAATGCAAGCCTATCCCACGGGAAAATATATTCATTGTCTTGCGGAAGCTCGTCAAGCATTTCTTGGCAGCGACTATTCAAGGGCACCCAACGGCGCTTGTTTGTTTTAGTGCTGTTTTTCAAGCCATGAGTGAGTGTATAGTTTGAATGAACAAGAATCTTTCCATCCTTGATATCAACCCATTTCAATGCCCTCACTTCTCCAGTGCGCATTGCAGTTTGCAGCATAAATTCTGTATAAATTGACCAGTTTACGTTGCGATAGGTGCGCTTTGCTTCCAATGCCGCCAGTACTAGTGCTGTTTCGCTGCGAGGGATGACGATAATTTCTTCATCGCGCTGAGGGGCTTTTGGCATTTTGAAACTTGCTAGCGGGTTTTTGTCAAGAATACCAACGTCTTCTTGCGCTGCCCAGCGATACATCGTCTTCACGTACATTGCCACGCGACGAGAAGAAAGCACTGGCTTTTCTCCTAAAGTCCAAATCATTATTTTCCTTGCATCGTTAATATTTTGAATGGGACAACGACCAAGCCACTTTTCTACTTGTTTGTAGTCAGAAGTGAGACTGGTAGCACATAAAGAAATGGAGCGCTCTTCCATGAAGGCGCTCCAGAGTTGAGAGAGAGTGGTCATGGTCGATGGAGAGACCAGCCAATGTACCAGGTTTGCCCTTGGCTGTCAAGGGTTCAGGATGAAAAGCCCGCCGGACGAGTCAAGACCAATGGTTAGGTATTCTGTTGTGCCTTGAACAAGATTACGACAGGCTTTCTTAAATTCAGAGGTTTCTTTTTGTGGATACTTGGCTTCATACTGCATTGTTTCTGGGTTCAAAACATTACACTCTGGATCTCCAAGATAAAAGCAATTAACAGCTTGTCGCGCTTCTTTTTGTTGTTCAATGCTTAAAGAGAAAGTAACGGGAACCTTGAATGTTGCAATTAAGTTCATGATGGCGGCAGTCTCTTTTTTGATGGCTTCTGTTTCTTCTCGCGTTTGTTTAATGCGACGATCAAGCGGTTCTAGCCAGTTGTGTTCAGACATTTTAAAGAAGGTGACTTGTGGGTTTGGCGAAGCTATCCGTGGTGAGCGAACTTTCCGTGTAGTGACTCGCGCAGCGCTTTAACTGCCGCAGCGCACTCATTTTTGTCCTCATAGCACTTTGTTTTATAAATCTTGTTTTCGTGCCAAACCTGACCAATCCATTTGCGGCTCTCCTTCTGCCAACTGACTCCCTTGATTCCTGAGGTACTGTCTTTGCGTACGCTCGCATTACGAGCATTGATGGTCCAGTCTGCCGCTCGTAGATTTTCAATGCGATTATCTTGCCTGTCGTTGTTTATGTGATCTAGAACTATGACTGGCTCGTTGCCGTGCATGGCCCACACAATGCGGTGGACCAGGCACTTTTTGTACTTGATGCCAACGACTAAATAACCCTCTTTATTTACGCATCCGGCTTTCTTGCCTGTTCCGGCTTTGCCACGTCGCACTTTCCAGTACAACGAGCCGTCCCGGTATTCAAAAAGTTCATGTAGCTCTTTGGTCGGAGGTAGTTCAACTGGTGCAGGCATACTATTGGAAGCGACTACTCGTGATCAGGAAGTTGTTCAAGGGCGCGGCGAATCAAGTCGGAATCTCCGCCAGATGTTTCAAACGATGCGGCGTAAGAGTCAAAGTGGATCAGCGCCTGCTCCTTCAAGCTTGGCGGCTCGGGCTGGGATAGGGCGGCTCGGGCGCGGTCCAGCACCTTAGCGTTGGGGCCATCCTCGCTTGCATAGCACTGCCATCCTTCCAGTTGTTTCACCAGTTCAGCGCAAAGTGCTCGGAAGTCAGTCATCGAGTTGCTCCAGTGCGCGGCGGATGGTGTCGAAACGTTGAGACCACTCCGCTTCCGTTGAACCAAGGTCAGCTTCGGCAAGGGCCTGTAGCGCCTGCTCCTTCAAGCTCGGCGGCTTGGGGCGGCGTGAGGTGCGGAGATTGCCAATTACCTCATTGCATCCATGTCCGTACCAATCAGCAATCCATTCACAGCACGCCTCTAGCTCCTGATCTGCTCCCCATTTGGCGGCTTGCTCGGCAATCCATGCGTCGCGAAACCAACCTTCAGCAGGAGCTTTGCTGCGTAACTGTTGCAACACTTCCGGAGGCAGAGTGATGGGGTGTTCGTGTGTCATGGGTGATTAGTGGTAATGGTTACGGGGCTGGGGAAGTTTGCATTTCTTGTCCCAGATCACTGAGTTCTTCCATGCAGCGATGTTGATAGCCCCACGCTGCGGCTTTGAGAATGATTTCAAGATGATCACCACGGGCTGCTTTGCACCATTTTTGGATCAGCTCAGGTGGCGGGCAAAGTTTGTTATTCATAAAATTACCCAATCTTGATGGCACCATCGGACATTTGAATCACAGCATCGCCAGTCATCTTGATGCTGCCACCCTCTTTGGTGGTAATGGTGACGCCTTCGACCAGTTCAGCAGCGTGCATGACCAGCTCGGTCACGTCTTCGTCGTTGTCCTTGGCGCGGATCTCAAGCTTCGTCGCAGGAGTCCGAGTCTTCCACTCTCCGCTTCCGTTAATACGGGCGTACTCTTTGCCGCCTGAACGGAAGACGAGATCGTTGTCGTAATCTGGTTGGGTCATGGTCTCCAGGGGATCGTGGCCAAGGGCAGGGTGTTGACGCACCGCTGCCCTACCACAATATCACCATGTCAAGTAGACTGGTGGTTCACCCAGTGGCGCTACGGTGTCGGCTGTTGCCCCAGGCTTAATTGTCTGGGGCTATTTAATGCCGAGCTAGACCTCGATGTGAGTAGGGTTACTGGCTCTAGCAAGCCATCAGCACGCAAGGCACGCAGTAGCTGCCATCGTCATAGGTGCAGGTGATGTGATTTGAAGTTACCTTGGCGATGGTCTTGCTGCGGATGATGTCGTCGTCCTGAGGCTTGGCGGTGCCATCACCAGTGGACATCAGCAGGTCACCACGTTGAACCGTGACGCCTTCAGCAATTCGAATGATGAAGTCACCCGTCATTGCGCAGTAGAAGTCATCAGTGTAGGTGTCGTCATCGTCGTCCCAGGCTTGAAAGACGCCAGCCACATTGGGGTCGCCTTCAACGTCGCTCACCTTCATGCGGTTAAGCTGTTCGTTATCTTCCTCGCCCCAAGCGCACATCTCATCGATGTTGCTCAGCACGGTGCCACGCAGGATCTCTTTGCGTTCAGCACCACCAGGAAGCTGGGACCAGCGACTTAAGTGAGCACCGTTGTAGCCAACTGTACTTCCTGAAACAGAAATTGTGCCTTCAACTGTTCCGTCCTGATAAAAACTTACAAGTGTTCCATCGTCAGAAATTCTGTTAATTAGCAGAGATTGATCGCCAGACCGCGCTAATTGGATGGCGCCTGTTCTTTCAATTACCGCACCTGTAACGGACGTTTGATTGAAAATCAAAGTGGTTCCATCGGTGCCAATAGTTACATTTCCTGCATTTGTAATCCTCATCCGCTCCGTCGGGCTGCTCGCTCCATCGGCGGTAGTGGAGAACACTAAGCGAGTTGGAAGGTCATTCGCGCCACTGGTGCCATCAACATAAGCAGTGATGTCAGCGCCACCGACAAACTCGGTCCCGTCATTACCTTGAAAGGTAATTTGGCCAAGAACATGCCCGTCGGATACAGCAGTATTAGAGCCAACGGAAGAACCAGCAGACTTAGCCATGACAAGCATGGGGAAGCCGCCATTTGTGCTTGTGTTGTTATTAACCAGACAGAGCGAAGAATTGCTGTATGTTGTGCCTTCAACCTGCAGTTGCGGTGTCGTGACTCCAGTGCTGTTGTAGAAGTTTCCACGCGCAGTAGACGTGCCAACTAAAAGCTGCCCACTTGATGTGATGCGGGCGCGTTCGGATCCCCCAGTAAGAAATACGTGGTTTCCGGGAGATGACACAGTTCCTGCATAATACTCAAGCTCACTATTTCCATTAGTAGTGAATCCGTATGTGTTACCAGAACTATCAATGTACAGTTTTAGCTTTAAGTTGGTAGATGCCGAAGTAGAGGTATAAGTTGCGCCAAGGTCAATACAGTCAGGTGTTGCGGTAGATGTCGAAACCAGGCCGCCAAAAGTGAGGGCTTGACGAGGCGTCGTAGTGCCAATCCCTACGTTGCCTGTATTCGTAAGTGTGAGTATGTCGCTAGATCCGTTAGAAAATCGGAAGGCGGAAATAAAGGGAACGTAGCCTGCAATCCATTTATTAGAGCCGTTCTCTTGGAACGTAATGTTGGCATTACTCGACGTGGGTGCGTTTAGGACAATCTGGTTGCCACTATCGTAAACGGTAAAAGTTCCGGTAGGGCTACTAGTCCCTATCCCTAACGACCCTGAGCCCGTAAGGGTCATTCGCGTTCCAAGAGATCCAGAGCTGTTTCGTACTTGGAATTTTAAGACGTGTTCGTTATTGGCGCCTACACGTTGAGCAACAACAGTCGTTCCAATATCGCTGTTTGTTCCCAATGACAAAGCACTACATGTGTTGAGTGTTGTGCTTGAATTTTGGAATAACCAATATGCGCCAGCATTATTTTCAGGATTTGTTTCTTCACTTGCTTGAACAGCGTGGAGACGATAGCTGGGGCTACTAGTCCCCAGACCTAAGCGGCCACTGGAGTCGATGCGAAGTTTTTCGGTGCTATTTGTGCCGATTGCCAAAAAATTATCAGTGTGTCCATATTGCAAATAACCGGCATAACTTCCTGGACTGCCGCTGTCTCCAAATTGAATGTATGAGGATCCGGTTGTCGTCGCGGCAAACTGAAGCGTTGATGCAGCATCGGAAGTATTACCGATTTGCAAAACGCGGCCAGAGGCTCCGCTAAGGAGTGACGATGCTCCAAGGATGACATTCCCATCCGCATCAACAAACAACCGCCCAGTGCCATTAGTCGAGATGGCTACGTTGTTTGCCGAAGGTAGATAAACGCCGTTGGTGGGGACGCTGCTGCTGGTTGGGATGAACGATGCAGCCGTGCTAGTGCCAGTCGTGACGACGTTTTGACTGCCGAAATTGGGGCTGATCTTGGTGCCAGCAATCGCAGCACTAGCGTTTACGTCCTCATTGACAATGGTGCCACTAGCGATCATTGCGCTAGTAACAAAGCTCCATGCAGTATCGTAATCAGTATTGCTTTGCTTATACAGCACTTGGTTTGTCGTGCCACTTGGCGGCAAATTGCTGCCTGCAGGCCCCTGCACACCAGGCACCGACAAGATTACTTGCGTATTATCATCGCCTGCTACGGCAAGTTGAACATTGGCCATGGGGCTTCGTGATGTTTTTCTTGCCTTATTGTAGCCTCGTTTATGCCTTCGCTACGCTAATAAGATTATTACTTCCGTCATAAGAAAGCACTAAAGATGCAACGGTCTCACCACTCGCTCCGCCTGTCTTATAAGCAATGGAAGTTAGCTTAGTTTCATCATATCCAAGAGCCACGTAATCATGCTCTGGGATGCGAAGAGCACCAGTAATAGGTACTGCGCTTCCTGCGGCATCGCCTTTTACAAATACGCCTTCATACTGTTCGCCATTAATTATGCGTTGTGCCATTGCTTTAAAGGCTTTTCTTTATTCTATGAAAAGAACGAAGAGATAACGAGAAAATGGTCAGTTACGGGAATAAGTGCGCTGAACAGTGGCAGTGCCCTGCAGCCAATAATAACGATCTCCTCCTGCAGTAGTAAAGCTTACATCGTAACCATAGTTGCCAGCGTCAAGGCCAGAAGTAACAGCAGGAGCCATTTCCATTTTGAACGCTCCATTTGCTGCGTCAGTTATGGTGCAAACAAACGTGGCAATTTGCTGATCATTAGTAAGCTGCTTAACATCAGCATCAATGCCGTAGCCTGAAATCACAAGTGGCTTAGCTACATAGAAAGTACCACTTGCATTGCCACTTACGCTAATTTCAGTGCCACCGCTAGATGCTGACACCTTAAAAGAATCGCCAGTTAAGCCAGAAGAAATCACATAATAAATACTGTTAAGCTGTAAACCGCATGGAATAGAAGTGCCAGTTGGAAGATTACTGATAAATTGTTGACTAGTTGCCTCGGTGGGCACTGTAAACACCACCTTATCTCCACTAGTTAAACCATGGCAATATGCTTCAAAATCAATGGTATTACCACTTACTGTCACCTGCGAAAGCTGTTGACGCTCTTGCGTGGCGCGAAATTCTCCGCGCCAAGTAGAATTTTGCAAGATGGTGATGTTATACGATGCGGGGTAGATCATTGATGGAGCCCATCCTGCAAGCAATCATTAATTGGCATTCTAACAATAGACATTATCAAGCTTCTCCTTTTAATTGGGCAAGTTCTTGTTTGATTGTTTTTAACTCCGCCGACACGTCTTTGAGAGCTTGCACAACGACTGGCATTAGCCGCCCATACGAAGCTTCAAGCTTGTCTGGATTGGCTTGCAATACCAAATTCAAGAATTCTGCATCATCGTTTGACTGAGCTTCAAGAAGATCTTGTGCCAAAAAGCCGCAGTCCTTTGTGCCATCTTTTGTTTTCACGCCTTCTCGTGTTTGCCAAGTGAAACTAACTGGACGTAGTTTATCAATAAAATGAATACCAAGACCAAGGTCTTCAACGTTGGCTTTATCGCGAGCATCAGACAACGAGGAAATGGTCTGCACTGCACATCGCAGTGTTGTAATACTGGCATCGCCTAGTGTTATTTCATTGCTAACGGTTGCTGTACTTCCAGACGCGCTTGCGCCAATAAAACAACAGTTATTTCCAGTGGTATGCCCATATCCAGCTTCGTAACCAATAGCAGTATTTGAATTTCCGCTAGAAACAGAATACAGAGAATTCATTCCAACCGCAGCGTTATAAGATCCACGCGCAGGAACGGATTGTCCGACAACAGAGTAAAGAGAATAGGCGCCAATTGCCGTATTCCCGAAAATTGCAACACCAGCATAAAGCGAATCGCGTCCGACAGCGGTATTGTTATCGGAAAGGAAAGCATTTTGAACAATATTTGAAAGAGATCCAGAGCCAACCGCAGTGTTATTGGGATCTCCGTTTGGTCCGCCCCAGTATGCAATTTTTCTAGTATCAATACCGCTAGCAACCAATGCATTTGTAATTGCCCCGCTCGCAACCATCGCAGTAGTGATGACGCCAGTGCCACTAGTAGTGACAATGGTTCCGCCCGCATTAGGGAGAGAAATGGCACGAGCGGCAGAAGGGTTGACAATGTTAAGAGTGGTATCGAATGACGTACCTTGGAATACAACGCTGCTTGAGCTGTTGAGCTGCAAATTGCCGGTCATTGTGCCGCCAGACTTAGGCAGTGCAGCATTCGCTAAGTCATAAGCACTCTTGACAGCAGTGGCAGTAGCGGCAATTGTGCTGCTAGTAGTGCTCGTACTATTAGTAAGCTGAACAACACCAGCAGCGCTTGTAGAAGCAGCCGCCACAGAAATTGTTGGAGTGGTGGTTGGATTGCTAACGCTCAACGGCGACACGCCACTGACAGTAGTAACCGTACCATTCGTAGCAGCAGCCCATTTCATGCCGCCGCCTGCAGTGGAATCAGCCGTCAACACGTGAGTATTGGTGCCAACGGGCAGCTTGACCAGCGTAGAGCCAGAGCCGACAATTAAATCGCCAGTTGTATAAGAGCCAATGCCAGTGCCGCCTCGCGCAATGGTCAAAGTGCCGCTAGTGATATTGCTTGCATTTCTACATTCGCTGCTTACTTCTTCGATGGCAGATTGAACAGTGGTAGCTCCAATGTCGCCAGAGGGAGCAAAAGAAATTGAAGCGGCGTTTTGGCTCACATAAGAGCTGCTTACATCCACTTCATACCATGCACTACCATCAGAAACGATGAGATCAGGCGGAATAAGCGTGACGTTAGGAGCATTGCCAGAGCCAGTGCCACTAGCACTCACAAGGAAATAATATCCAGAGTTGCCACTATCAGCAATGGGGATGGCGCCTGAAACAGTAAGACCAGAAACTGCAGCGCCAGCGCCAGTTAGCGAAACAATTTTATTTGTGCCTGCGTTGTAAAGACCAGCTAAAACAATGGCGCCAGCAGTAACAGAAATTTCTTGCCAAACGTTGGAGTCCCAAACATAAGTGTCTTTGTTGATGGGATCATAGAAAAATTGCCCAACAAAATCGCCAGCGGCTGGACGAGTTTCGCCAAAGTTGCAAACCACGCGGTCTCCAATCTTGGTTCCATCAATAGCATCGTCGCCAATAAATGTGGAGCCAAAAGTGCCCGTAGTGATTTTGCTTGCGTCTAAAGCTGGAATATCTCCTGCAATAAGAACAGTATTTCCGCCAGTGACGTGGCCATTTGCGTCTACATTTACCTTGTAATAGGCGCCACTTGTCGTACTATTACTATGGTCGATAATGCCGTTTGCATTAATTGTTAAACCACTTCCTGGGCGTGCAATACCAAGCGTAGAATTCGTAGCCGTTGGCAGATCAGTGGTGACAATTGCCCTAAACGTTGGCGCTGCATCAGAGCCGCTCGCTGGTCCTGCAAAGAAACGCGCCGCTGGTTGTGTATTCAATGCTCCTGAAATAGTAGCCGTATAAGCTACCGT